ATACAGCGTGTAAATATTTATTAGCTTCAGCATAGTTTTTCTCCGTTAGACTCCGAAGGAAGCTGTTTATATTTGATGCTTCTTTGATTTTCACTTTTGCACCACCTTTTTTACCACCTTTTTTACCACCTTTTTTACCTTTACCGTCTAAGCTAATGTTACTAGCAGATCCGGCAGTACCTCCTTTGATACCTGCAACTTCAGATTTACCAGCATCTTTAATAGTAATTGAATCACCATTTGATTCTTGACGAATACCCTTACGCTTAATCTTAGTCCGAGCTCTACCAGGGCCAATATTACTAGTAGAACCTGCTGTACCGCCAGTTACATCTTTAACACTAGATTTACCTATGTCGCTAATTGTAATTTTATTACCTTGTGGCTGTTCACGTTTAGCTTTTTTTGGTGTTTGTTCTTGCTCAGACATAATCGTAAGTATTTATTGTTTTGCTTGTATTTCTCTAATAAAATCAATAACTTGTTCTTTAAGATATTCCTCTATATCTTTCCGCGGAAGCTTTGCAATTTTATTTTCAAATCTATCATAGATTTCCTCGAAATTGCCATCATCACCTACTACATATTGTTTAGATTCTAAAATACCATTTACAAAAGCATTAGGATAAGAGGGATCCGCAACACAATCAATAGCAATTAACTTCATATCTTCGACACGATTTGTATCCTCACCAAGAGGTACTAACTTACCTAATGCACGACTAGATACACCAACTTGTACACCGTCTCTAATAAGAGATTCTAATATCTTGCCAACAGGAGTCTGTAAAACCATCGATTTACCAACAGCAACATTTCTATCCATTGTTAACTCTGTTACCATATGACAAGCTCTTTCTAAATCGACTTCAGCTGATGTGGGGTGGTTGAGCTCTCCCATGGCTCTCTTATTTTCAATAAAATTTTTATTGTATCGATCAACTTCACGTGACATTTCCCGAACATCATATATACGACCGTTTTTATTCTTACCACCGGCCATCATATACTCTCCTTTAATCCATAATCGTTTTTCACCATCTCCAGAGAGGTTTTTCTCTTCAATGACGTATTCAACATTTCCTGTATCCGTCGGTTCAATTAATAGTCTATGAGACATAGTTTATACAAATATTTATTTAATTACCTGATGTTTAATTCGTTTTCGGTTAAGATTATGAAGCTCATATTTCTCTTCTTTGCAAACTTCTCTGCAGCTTCCCATTTTGCTCGGTTTACTGCGTATGTTACCTTTTCATATAGTATAGTACTACGCTTTTTTCTACTACTTTCAATTGGCGGAACCGTCTGATTGTATGGCTTTATTTCAATGAGATATCTAGTAATATTATTACCTTCCTTGAGAGATATAATACCATCTATAAAATATCTATGATATCTATTATCAACAGGGCTCTTGTAAGGTACAACAACGGATTCTGATCCCCACTCGAGTACATTTGGATTTTTATCACACCATTGAAAGAATTTCAGCTCCCATGAAGATCTGTATTCAGGAGATTTACAACCTTTATATTTTTCACGAACTACTGGGTTATATATGCCTTGCTTATATGGAGAACGTTTATGTCGGTGTATATGCCGTCGACGCTTCATAATAAAGCACTATCCTACAAAGAACATTGGTGGATCAGAGTCACCCATACCTGGAGCACTACCAGTGAATAATTGTTCTTCTAGCGCTTTCTTTTCTTCCATTCCTTCTGAAAGAATAGCTGTATCTAGTGAACCACCTCCGAATAGATTGGTACCTGTATATTTACCTCGTACGCGACCAATACCTATTTTTGTTAATGCTAGAGAATATTGATATACCCATTGCTCTTTAACTAGATCAATAAGAGGCTTTTCTAAATAACATTCAATAACTCCATAAAATCGTTCAGCACCCGGTTCAGGTAACATTTGTAAATATTGTGTCCTAGGATTAAATTTGAACATTCTTCTTTGAGAAAGTAACTTCTCTCTAGTATCTAACCACTCTCTAACTGTATACCAACTAACAAGATCAAACCCATAATTACCCATCGAGAAGCTAAAATATGTTTGTTGTGCTAATGTTTGCTCAATTGTAAACAATGTATTAACACCAGTTGTTGACCCTTCTTCAAACCCTCTTACATCAACTACTTTGCGATAGTTATCAATTAATGTGTCATAACCTCCAAGCGTATTTTGTTGAGCTGTTAAACTAGTTGAGTCGGTATTAGTAAAATCGTTTACAAATACTAAAGCAGTTCCAGTTGAATCAGAATCAGCTTGCATATAAACATATTCACCTGATGCTCCGGATGTTTGCATTGTTAACGTTAATGGGTCAGTTGTACTGGTGTATATAATACCATACTCAGTATATGTTACACTTCCACCACTCAATGGATCTGCTGCAGATGTATTAAACAAAGACGTTACAAGCATTTTAGATACACGAGTGTGCTTAGTGGATGTATCAGTGAATTTAATAACATATTCTACCGGGTCATCATCTTCATCATCAATAAACCAATCAGCAATAATAGCAGAAACACCTGCTGATACTGTAGTAGATGTTGTTCTTGGGTTATTAACATCCATTGTGAGATCGACCGGTGAATATGATGTGTTTAGCTCTGGTGTAATTGCAAATAACTTGTCAAGTCGAACACCTTTTCCTTTTGTATATAAATTAGAATCAAAAACCATCCATTCCTCGGTATAACCTGCATACTTCGAGAACATTTCACAAGCAATAGAAATATATTCATATATTTGATTTTGATGAACTTCGATGTTTACCATCGGATATCCAAGCGTATACGCAATTCTATCAGATAATCGAGTATACCCCTTTACTTGAGGCTGTAGATTAGTACTATAAAACGCACTTAATGAATGTACTGCTTGTGTGGCCATTTCAATTATTTATTCTTTCGACGCCTATACTCGAAGGTGGCTTCCTGGTCTTCTAACCATATTAATAAATTCTCCTGGTCTATAGTAAAGCCATTCTTGATATATTTCAGAAGTCTTCTGTTATTACCCCTAGGATATGCATCTTGTATAGAATTCCTAACCAATACTTTATTTTTACAGTCTTCAAAAAACGTGAGGTGACTGTAAAACTTACCATTACTATCTAATGCAGCCATCTCTACTGTATAATCAAACCAATTTATCATCTCTTCAGGAGTTTCGACTTTACATGGCGGGTCTCCACTACCATCCCAACAAGCTATATCATATACATTATTATTATATTTGAATCTTTCTCCCTTAGGTAAATCTCTAATTTTTTTTGCCTCGATTTCAATCAGTTTATTACTAGCCGTTAACATATCTTTTCTTGAAGAGAAAAAGAAATCTATATCTACCGGGCTGTCCCCCGTTACAAAATCTCTTATAGACCCACTAGCTATCCAAAAGTATATATTTAACTCTTTGAATATGTCAAAATGAATCCCGAAATGGGCTTTCAATTCATTTAAGTAATCATCATTCATAGATAAGTTAAATACCTTTCATATTCAGGATGATTTAATAGCTGCCGAGCGACCCCATCCGATATTTCACCTTGTTCCCTGTAATAAGCAAAACCTTTATTTTTACTTGTATTACTCGGTTCTCTGGATTCATACGTCTCTCCAAAGTATTTTAACATAAACTTGCCAAATTTTTTATCATTAAAGTCTGAAACATAATCTAACTCATCAATATAATCCGGAGCTCTCCACAATCTGCCGAACTCTTGATCTTCTAGTGAAAATCTAAATATTTCTTCCAGGCTCTTAGGTTCCGGGGCCGGATGTCTCAGCAAAACACTCTTCTCTTTGCTCCAGTGAAATAAAGAACATAATAATTCCTCCGGTCTGCGAAGAAATGTAAACATAAACCAACCATTTTCTTTAAACTTTTTGACTGTTTCGAGATCCCAATTTATATGATGATTGGTTGTATAAGCATATTCATCTTTTGTCTCTGCTATTTTAATTAACTCTTCCTTTTTCCAGTCTCTATTCGCCACTCCAAGAGGATTAAGTCCTTTGTGATGTGACATATATTTGCTGTAGCTCCTAATACATCTGTCCTTCATATACTCATTGATATAAACTCCAGCAGCTTTTCCAAAATGCACAAAAGCTATCTTTTTTGGCGCCATCATTCTAGCATAATAATTATATAAATCCGTATGCTGATCCTTTATTAAGTCTACACCGACTGATTTAATGCTTTGGTTCATTCGCTTTAAGTCGTCTGACCTGTTTCTATCAACTCCATCTGATATATGAAAATGCAAAGACTTTATATGCTTGGGTATTTCCCCTCTTCTCCAAAACCCGACGTTATGCGCTCTAGAAAAAGTTTGTATATTTTGTCTATCTGGAATTCTATTCATGCACTCCTGCTCAAAGAAGATAGAGTCATTAAGGTATATATATTTCCAATAGTTAGGAAACCCTTTTGCTGCGCAAAAAACATAACCAGCATTATAGAACCCGTTATCAAAACCATGCGCCATAAATTTTTTAGGATAATAATGAGGAGACAATACAACTTTAGCTTGAAAATATTCTTGAAGATTATCTATCACGATTATATCAGCGTCAAGAAAAAATGTATTCTCATGGTGCTCTAACGCGAAATTCATTACGTCCATTTTTCTAAGTATTTCTGCTGGTCGATGAATATTATTCGCTATGCATTTATGTCCCTCGAACAGTTCTTCGTTGATTTTTTCTAATTCCTCTTTGTTCGTTAACTTACAGAATATACTATCATCTTTCAGCTCTTCTTGCACTAGGAATCTTTTTGAAGCGAGGTCACATATAATATACACTGGTTGATCGTGAAACTTGCGAAGGCTTTTAAGCATCATGGCTCCTTCTCTTTTTATATTTTCTGTCACAACAAAACAAAAACTTTGTATTTTATGATATTCTGAAGGTTCTTGTTTTGGTAAACAGTTTTCCTTAAAGAAGCGACATGGAGGTTTTGGTTCATGGCTACCTTCTATGACCTGCTTGAAAACTGAAAAATTTTTAGGCTCGAATAGCCCGTTACCTAAACTACGTAAACCAACTTCTTTATCATTTATTTTTAATCTTGGCTTATCCATGGAGACTCATTTAAAATTTTTAGAATTTCTTTGTGATTGTATTCCTCTAAACCTACAGCATCTTGAGTCATATTAAATACAAAGTCAGGTTGTTCTCCTTTATATTTTAAAAGGAAGTGTTTTTTGTCCAAAGAGTAACGCAAGCTATCGGGGTTAGTTTGCTCTACAGCTGTAAAGTCAACGTATTCTAAGAATTCAGATGGTACAATAATATAACTCATCCTGTATAATTTGCTCCGTATATTCTGGAGTCATTAATACTGTGTGATGCAAGAAAGTTTTGCCTCAATTGAGAGTTTGTTAGAGTAACAGTATATACATGTACGTGTCCTAACTTAGTATTTGCACCAGTATAATTGCTACCATCTCTACCTATTAATAACGGTGCGGTTATATTTCCATCATCTCCCGCTCCAACGGACGATGATCCAACAAAGCTACCATTAACGTAAAATTTATAGTTTCCGCTCCCATCATGAGTCAATGATATATAATACCAAATGTCATCACTAAAGGTAAAATTACTAAATGTTGTGGTACCTCCAGTGCCACTACCATTATCCTCATGAACTGCCGTTAATTTACCATTTGCTCCATCCCCGCTAGCTGTTATATATAAATCTACCGAGTAACCGGAACCAGTATCTATATTAAAAGCATAATGTACAACATTATTATACTTAAACCATTGAGCAATAGTATAAGCATTAGCACAATTTAATTGAAACGCAGCACCTCCGTAACCAGTTGACGCAGTTCCGAGATAATCATCAGTACCGTCAAATAAAAAGTGATCAGGATCAGTAGTAGAATGTGTTATACCATTGAACCGCCTGAGATTATCACCACCAGCTACTTGATTATCCCAGTAACTTGTCTCAATACCAGCTGTTGGTATCCAATTACCAACCGGTTGTCTCTCTGTCACTCCCTCTGTCACTGTATAAATAGCGTCAGATCGGTGACCAAGCGGGAGAATGTGAGGTCCTGGTAATATCATATTAATCCTCTACTGCATACGCACAAACAACATCTGTGTCTACTCCGTTAGCACCACATAATGTACCAAACGTTGTTACAGACAGTAATGCAATTTTGTCCTGAGCAATAGAGGCTGGCTTTTCTCCAACAAACTTCATACTAGTATGCCATGCTAATGTTCTGTCACCTCCATTTGCAGAAAGTCTAATAGTAATTGTTTTACCAATTGGTAATGTTTCAGTACCTAGATATGTATTTGTTTGATTAGCTTTTAATATTACAGTTTGTAATGCTGGATCTGTTATATCGTATGTAACAACACCATTACTCGTTAGAGTGGTGATCGGTTTGACAGCTGATGAGAATCCACCTGATGCGCTAACCTCACCTCCAACGGTTAATTCTGCAGTTGGTGCAGATGTCCCAATACCTACAGCATCAGCACTACCGTCAACAAATAGCATATTAGCATTACCGTTTGATTCAACTCTGAAATCAACAGAAGCACTTTGCTCGTTAAATACGGCGCTACCATCAGAAGAAAACACTATATCAGCATTGCTGGTTCCATCACCACCTATAACAACATCCGTCGCAGTAGATGGATATATAACAGATTCACTCGCCGCCCACTCGCTACTACCACCAGTATCAATTTCGTCTTGAAGGTTATCAATTGTAACATATTTCCAGCTACTAGCATCCTCGTCCCAGACAAGCATACGATCATCTGTCGCTATAGTACTCTCATCAATCGTTGTACCATTAGCAGGATCATCTAGTGTAAATGTTGTACTGGTCAATAACAAACCATTACCAGCTGTATATGTTGTATTAGTATCATCTGTTGCAACTCCTGTTATACTTGTTACAACAGTTTGCTGGTAAATTGATTCACCAGAATGTACTGCAGGTGTGAAGTTTGAAGTATATCGACCAGTACCTTTTGTGATTCTAATTTCGTCGAGATAACCTCCTCCAAACCCATCAGAATCTTTTTCGTTTCCTCCTACCCACAAATTTTCATTTTCATGACCTATAACACCAGAATATGTAACAGAATCCTCTTGTGTACCGTTTAAGAACAATCTTAAGGTTGACCCGGTTCTACTAACCGCAACATGAAACCATGTGTTAGCAGTTACTTCAGTTGTTGAAGCTAAATCCCAGGTACCACTAGTACCATAGTAAAAGTATACGTAGTTGTCGGCGCCAATATGAAACTGGTGTGTATAATTTCCGGCAGTGACGTGAACTGTACCGCCATAGCCCATCATTCGTCGGCCTGTATCTACCGTGCCTGGTACTCTCATCCAGAATTCCCACGTAAAGTCTCCCGGAAATTGCCAGTCGGCACTTTCGGGAAATATCATATGGTCTGAAGCAGCTGCAAAATAAAGAGAAGCAGTACCATATTTATACTGATCAGTAGAAACAACAGCACCGCCACTAAATGCTGATAGAGTATGATGTCTAGCACTATCATCTTTTGTATCTGTATCATCATCACCTTCTTCACAGTGAAGTAAAAGTACAACATCATTATATGAACTATCAGTTGAAATGCTGGTATATAAGTCTTTTGTTGTGTAATTAACTTTACCAGCACTATTAGCGGCAACATACGTCCAATGATCACTTGTACCATAATCAGAACCGCTAGGATCAGTTGCGCTAACTGTACCAGCTACGGTTAATTTAGTACTCGGAGCCGTAGTGCCTATGCCGACTTTGCCTGAAGCATCTATTTGCATTCTCTCTGAACCAGCAGTATCAAAATGAATCTCATCAGCTGTCTCAAAGTCAATCTTTGTATCAGAATCTTCACCAATTACAATATCAGTAGCAAGAAGAGAGGTAACAGTAGTTAAAGCTGCATCTAGATTAAGTGTCATTGTTGTACTTGAACCAGATGTAGTTATTCCATCACCACCTGCTATTGTAAGATTTACATTAGCCGTCAGATCTTCTGCCGTACCTGAATCTCCAGCTAAAGTGACACCTGTAATATCGCCACTTCCACCACCGCCGCCACCGGCGAGTGATGTACCATCAGTTATCTGTATATCATCACCAGCATCTGTAGTAAAATATAATTCATTAGGTGTCTCAGATTTGACCCACAATTGACCATATGCAGCAGTATCACTGTCAGCTGCGGCTTGCTCTTTTAAGGTAACAGCACCTTCTACGGTTAACTTGGTAACAGGTACAGATGCACCAATAGCGACCTTCTCAAGACCAGCGTCGCAAAAAAGCAGATGAGTGTCAGTGTCACCTTCAACTCTAAAATCGACGTCGGCACCGTTAGTATTGACAATCAAGATGTCTTGACTATCAGTTTCATCCAGTGTGAGCATCGTCTTGCCACCAGCCACAAAGTCCTGCTGGTCGGCTCGGAACCTGATGTAAGTGTTATCGTCTTCATTATGTTCAATATATTGATTGACCTTTATGTTGCCAGCTACTACTAGAGTAGAACCATCAAAAGTTAAATTAGATTCTACAGTAGCCTCGTCGCCATCCTTGTATGTAGCTACACCGTTGGCTGTTGAACCATCCCAAGAGATACCACCACCACCGGTAGTATCAATCTCATCCTGTAAATTATCAATCGTAACATATTTCCAGCTACTAGCATCCTCGTCCCAGATAAGCATTCTATCGTCTGATGCTATAGTACTTTCGTCGATTGATGTA